AACTTTATGCAGGGGATGGTAAAAAATATCTTTGGTGAAGAAGGTGCGAAGAAATTTGGCATCTTCATGGAAAACCTAAAGAATCTTTTCCAAGGATTTCTTGCATGGAAGTTAATAGGTGAAAAGATATTTAAGGCACTTGTTAATAATATAAAAAATGTTTGGAAGGTAGTTACTGGTGTTATTAGAAAAGCTTGGGTTACTATAAGAAGAATGATGGGAAGAACTCTTAGGACGTTCTTTAAAAATTTAGCAAAACGTGGAGCTCAAGTAGGAAAAAATTTATTAAAAGGTGCGGGAAATATTGCTAAGAATGTTGGTGGTAAAATTCTAGGTGCAGGTAAAGGTCTTTTAAGTAAAGTTGGTGGTGGAGCAGTAGGTAAAGTTGGTGGACTTGCTTCTAAGTTCTTAGGTCCAGCAGCAAAGACCCTTGGTCCAATAATGAAAACTGTAGGACCAAAAGTTGCTAAGTTTGCTGGTAGAATTCCTATTCTTGGTCCTCTTATTGTCGGTGTTGTCTCCATCATGTCAGGGGAACCACCAGGTCAGGCAATATTTAAAGCACTTGGTGCGGCATTGGGTGGAGCACTTGGAACTTTTATACCTATACCTGTTGTTGGAACATTGATTGGTGAAACTATTGGTGTTTTTGTTGGTGATTTAATATATGAATTACTAATGGGTGGTGGTATAGAAGGAGTTGGTAAGAAACTTAAAGATACGTTTAAGACTTTTATTGAACCTATCTTTAATTTCTTTAAGGACGGTTTTACAAGATTAATTGAAGATTTTCCAACTATTCCTATACCAGATATTAGACCAGCATCTATATTTGCAGGTATTATAGAAAAAGTTCCTGGTGGTGAAAAACTTTTAAACTTTACTATTCCAAAATGGGTTCCTCTTATAGGAGGTATGGGTATAGGGGGTATTTTAGAAGGTCTTCCAGGATTGCAGGAAGTTTTAGGATTTTTTGCTAAATTTATTCCAGGTCTTGGTAATTATGTTGAGGGTGGTAAATTAACTAAGATTCCTAATCTTCTCCTACTTACCCCTCCTGGAGCTCCTTTCCTTGTCCCACATATTGCTAGTTCATTCTTACCAGGAATATTCCCTTCTGCTGGTGGTGATCCTCCTCAACCTGAAGCTGAATCTGAGCCATCCATGAAGAGTGCTAAGGAGGCTAAAGAAGAAGAAAAGGAAAAGAAAAAAGCAGAAGCAGAACAGAAAAGAGAAGAAATTAAAGCACAAATTGGTGGCGTAGCAGGTAAAGTTGGTGGATTCTTTAAAAATATTGGGAAAGGTATTAAGGATATAGGTGGTGGATTTGGATTGAAGCGTATGATTGGTGGTGCTGCTGACATTTCAACAATGGGTATGTTTGACTTTGATAAACGAAGTGGTGGTGGAGGACTAAGAAAAACTGCTAATGCTATAGGTAGAGGTATTAAGAGGGGTGTTGGTGGAGCATTAGATTTTGCAACATTAGGAACATTTGATTTTGATAAGAGAAATACTAGGGGTGCTCCAAAAGGATTTGGTTTAAAAAGAATAATGGGTGGTGTTGCTGATGCTATTACTGCTGGTGCAACTGATTTTGATAAAAGGGGTACTGGTATTGGTCAGATGAAGTTGGGTGAAAATATGAGAAGGAAGAAACGAAAAGAAAAAGTATTAGAGGCAAGGAAAAATAGTTCATTCTCTAAGAATTTTGAGAGAACAAAACAAAATATTATAAATCCTTTTGGTAATACTACTGTTGGTGGATTAGAGCAAGGTGATTCAGGTTTTGAAGAGGCACTAAAAAATGCTAGATCTGCGGTTAAAGCAAAGAATAGTGCAGGAATAGGACAATTAGAACAATTTGCTCCTTATGAAAATACGGACTCTGATGTCACTACAGTAATTAAAGAAGTTCCTATTCTTGTTGGTGGTGGTGCTTCTCCTGCTGAAAATAATGAACCTGATATTGCTGGTGGTTCTGGGGGAGGAGGTAGTAATCCATTTGCAGCTTTATATCGAGGAGATGGTTAAATAGTATGGGAGGAATATTCTAAAATGGCAACTATAAACACCAGACAGGCGACTGGTCCTGGTAAAATAAAATATATACAGATCTTATCGAACACTGAACAGGGTAAAATAGTATCTCTTACAGATCTTATAATAGATAAATTTACCTATTATGAAAGTCTTTTCCAAGATGTAATACATGCTTCTGTTACATATATTGATAGTGGAACTGCTATTAAAGATAAAAAGGGTGAATTCACAACAGCAGTAACAGGATTACCTATAACTGGTAGTGAAAAAGTTCTATTAAAATTTTATGATGCGAATGAAGAAGAAATTGAAGTAACTTTATATGTTAATAATGTTACTGAAATAATAGTAGATTCTACAAAATCTATGGTAACTTTAAGTATGAATTCTATAGAGTTGTTTAATAATGATAAAATAAGATTAAATACTAGATTTGATGGTAAAATATCTGGTCATATAGAAAAGATTTTAAAAGGTGGTAAAGGTGAGTCTGGAGATTCTCTTGAAACAGAAAAAGATGTTGATATTGAAACAACTGTAGGCGAATATAATAAAGCATTTACGAATAAAAAACCATTTTATATGATGAATTATTTTTCAACCCGTGCAGTTCCTGAAGGTGGACAGGGAAATAGTGCTGGATTTCTTTTATGGGAAACTTCTAAAGGATTTCATTTTAAATCAGTTGATAAGTTATTTCAACAAAAAGAAAAAAGGAAAATATTATTTAATGAAACTCCAGGAAATCCTCCTCCAGGGTATGATATTAAGGCATTAACATTTGATAAACAAAATCGTAATAATATAAAATCTAAATTGGAACAGGGTACATATGCTACTCGTCTTATTACGTTTGATCCATTTACTCTTGATTATGAAGTATCTTATTTAAATGCTGGTAATAGAAAACTACAAGGTGACTCTCCTAAACAAAAAGGGGATGAAGATACTTTAAATAAAGCAGCTGAAGAATTACCTAAGTTGAGTACAGATATTAAATCAGCAAAAGGTGGTAAAAATGATTTTTCACGGACAACATACCAATTAATTGATACAGGATCTATTCCTCTAGGTAAAACTAAATCTGGTGTTGATCAAACATCTACAGATCGTGCTGGTGGAAATGAACAAGTTGAGAAAAAACAAGATAAAAATGCTAAACCAGGAGAGACTTTAAATCAAGCTATTATGAGATTGAACCAAATAAATACTATGAAAATTTCTATGACTCTTCCTGGAGATTTTACTTTACATGCTGGTGATGCAGTTAAAGTAGATTCTCCTCAATTATCACCTGTTAGACAAAATAGAGCGATACAAAAGGTTGACGATCTGACTGGAGGGCTATATATTATAAGGGATTTATGCCACTATATGACCAAAGATGTCACCTATACTAAAATTAATGTAATTAGGGATTCTTTTGGTAGAAAATAGGGTAATTAACTGGAGGACTCATCTATGACAACTAAAGTACCAAACCACGATTTAGAACATGAAGTTTATGTTGATCCTAAAGATCATAAAGAGCATGTTAATCATGGTATGTTAGAGTATAGTGAAGAAGATTTACAACTTCATAATGATGCTTTTCATGCTCATGAAGAGAATGAAGACAATCCTGGTGGTGCAAAGATAAATGATTGGCATACAAGACATGAAGATCAGCATTTAGAAGTGTATTGTGATAATCATCCAGATTCATTTGAGTGTAGAGTATACGACGATTAAAATATGGAAGGAGGTTCTTTATTCAATCCAGGGTATCTTGGAGCAAATTTTAAATGGTGGATTGGTCAAGTCACCGATGATGCTTTTTGGCGGGATAATATAGTTCCTGGAAAAATTCAGAAGAAAGATGGTGAATCTGGATGGGGTAGAAGATATAAAGTAAGAATAATAGGATTACATGATCAGGGGGAAACTGAAATTCCTTCTGATCAATTGCCTTGGGCAAATGTAATGTACCCCATTACAGCAGGTGGTGGTCAAACAAGTACTGTCCAAACACCAGCAATAAGGCAAGGTAATATTGTCTTTGGATTCTTTATGGATTCAGATAATGATGAGATTCCTGTAATTATGGGAATTCTTGGTAATAATCCTCAAACACCATTAAATACTCAAACTACTAGTGTAGATCCAAAAGTAACAAATAATACTCCAGGTAGTTTAGCAACTAGTGGATATGCCCAAAGTAGTGATCCAGCAGATGCTGCATCTACTCCAACTCCTCCTGATAGAGATTTAATAACTGATAAACCAAAAGACGCAGGGGGTCAAAAAGAGGCTGCTCAACTTAATCCACCACCAGGAATAGCACTAAATGAATATGGATTAAGAGCAGATACACCTTTAAATGCACAACAGCAGGCTGACATATCACAAGCTTTTCAGCATACTAGAGATGGATCTGATAATACTGATGCGTGGCTTGCTGAATCTGGTACTGGATTTTCTAGTTGGGCACAGTTGGACAGCTCAGGTATTCCTAATTCTCGAAAGGTTAGAATCAAGAAACAATATGTTGCAGATTATGTTAGAGAACAAACGCAACAACGTGTTAGCGCAGATGATAATCCAACAGCACCTTCTGAACCTGGAGCTACCATAGAATCAGGAGCATCATCTCCACAGATGCAGAGTGCTGCTGATGTAAAAAAGGATGATAAGTATAATAAGGAAAAAATTCCTCTTCTTAAGTCTGATACTGAATCAGCAACAAAAAATATACAAATAGCTGTTGAGAATCTTACTGCAAAACAAGAAAAAGTTATGAGCTCACAGCAGCAATATGCAGATGCTGTATCTAATCCAGAAATAGATTTGGAAAAAGAGATGGATGATACATCACACGAGATTGCAAAATATCAAAAAATAATTTATAATAAAATGATGGAATATGGTTTAAAAAAATATAATAAAGAACAGAAGGCTAGTGTATCTGCTTTACCTTCTTCTAAGAGATGGCAATTTGCTGATGTAAAAGAAGAATTTACTGTGTCTACTTTAAAAGAATATAATGAAATAACTGATGGTCTTGCTGATCAAACACGAGGTTCTTTACAGAACCAGATGGACATTACTAATGCTCAGGCTCAAGTAAATGCTATTCTTTCAGCAGGTGGTAAGAAGGAGGGTCTTAAGTATATTAATCCTATTACTGGAGAAGAACAATCTGTAAACAGAGGGGGTGATTTCTTATTATCAGGAGAAGTAGATTTTCGTTATCCAGATGTTAGTACTTGTTATGCTGAAGGTCTTTTAGCTAATTCTTTGGCTAATAATAATATAAGAATTAGTACTAATATTTATCAGAAAATGATTGAAAATACTAAAGATTTTATGAATGATATATCTAAAGATTTAGAAAACTCAGGTGATCCATCAACAAAGGCAGCAGCAAAGAAATTGAAAAGTACGACTCTAGATATTCAAGGTAATCTGGTTGCTGCTATGCAATTTAAAAATACCAAAACAAATACTTATGATTTTGAACCTGCTCGTGATGAAGCAGTTTCTGATTATTATACTTTTGGAAAGGGTGGGGAAGCACAACCCGAAACTGCTCAACCTAGTCTTGAGAGTATTAATAAACAAGCACAAGATTATATAAACAACCCAGATAAAATCACTCCCACACCAAAAGTACCTTTCTTAGAACCTTCTAAGAATCAAATGGATTTGGTATTTAAAGAACACTTTAGAAATAAGGTAACAACAAATCTAACGTCTGCGGATGTTGCTGGTCGTACCTTTAAGCAATTAAAGAAAGAAGGTGAATTTAAAACTGATAATTTAGGTGATATGACTTATGAATTTAACAAATAAATAATAAATATGGAAGGTCGATACATTTAAATGGCTCTAGAACGTAAACCAACACCAAGATCATCTCAAATAAGTTTTTCTGAAACTGAATGGATTTCGCCTGTTTTAGCAACAAGAGAAGGATATCCTGAATTTGATATATATTCTCAGCCAGATTGGAAACAGATTCGAGTAGGATATATTGACCCAGTTAGAGGATATGTAACTAATGCTGATCTTTGTCAAGCTAATGCTCATGCAAAATTAAATCCAGGAACACAATTTATTATTCAGAACAGAGAATCTGTTCGATATATGAATATAAATGAAGTTAATTCTTTAGTAGATTCAACTTATAGTATAGATGTTGAGGAAGGAGATCATTGTTCAATTAATTGGGCTCAAGACGATCCAAAAACACCTATAGTTTATTTTTCTGGTGGTGGAGGAGTAGGAGCTGCTGCTAATCCTATAGTTGGTAATGAATCAAAGTCTGTTATTGCTCTTCATTTGGTAGAAGGTGGATTTGGATATAAGTATCCTCCTAAAGTTACTGTTATGAGTAAGACTGGTGTTGGTGGTGGAGTAGTTGCTGAAGCATTTTTAGGTGAATTTCATACGGGAACAGAAGTTTATGGAGAACAAAGTGATATTGAAAATTATTATCCATCAGATAATCAGGTAAATCCTGTTACTGGGAAGAAATTTCCACATAATTTAAGTCAAGAGTGTACTGCGACTTTAAATAATGTTGGTTTTGGATCTGTTTGGGATGCAAAAGGTAATCCAGTTAGAGACTGGGATCCATCTTTTTATAATCAAACTTGGGAGAATCCTTTTCAAAGAGAGATATTAGATTATCAAGAATATCTTAGAAATGCATTGAAACCTTGGTTTGTTAGTAAGAGATTTCATTTGAGTTTGAATAGAGTTATAGGTATAGAACAACAGTTAAAGGGTGAGTATATACCTACGGTAGTATGTTCAGGTATTGATAAAAATGATGATTATTATTATAGTAGGTTAAAGACATTTGCTGGTACAACTACTAAAGTATATGATGTAGTTAAAAGTGAATGGGGTCGATATGAGAAAGGTGATGTTACAGAAGAAGGAAAATATGATTCATCATCTACCAATGCGGGTGTAAGAGAAGTTGAATTTAAAGTTTTTGCTCATTTAGCTACTGCTGCTTTAAATCAAGGTATACCAGGTGGATTAAGATTTGAATTTAGAGAAGTTAAGGATTCAACTTTATTAGCTAATCCTTTACAAGTTGGTGATATGGGAGAGCAATCATATGGACCTGATAGATTTTCAGTAAGTATTGATGATATTAAAGAAGATTCTCTTAGTGGAGATGTAATTGAAACGAAACAAGCTAAGACGGTTTTTAAAAATGTTAAACCAGGTGTTTTATATCATGTAATTTCTCAGGGTAAATGGAAAGGTAAAAGTACAGAACAGGGACTTATTAATAAATTGGGAATAAAACCTAGTGAACGTCAATTAGATTCTAATGATCCTAGAAGTGATCAGTCGAAGGTAGGACAAGCTATTTTTGCAGATTTAATTGGATCGGCAAATGATAACGATGATTTGCAAATAGAAGCAGAGATTGGGCAATTCACTCAGGTTAGAAAGAGATGGACTGAGGACGGAGTTAAATTTAATCAACCAAAATCAGAACTTAAATTAAAAACCTTTACAGATGAGCATTCATCTAATTATGGACAATCTACAGGGGAATGGGAGGAAGTTTTTATAGAACCAAAGGGATCCACGACATATGATTTATTTTATAAAGTAGGTAATAGAGAGATAGATGATTTTAATAGTAAAAAAGATAAATCAAGTCCTAAGAATAAAGGTAAAGAACCTGATGATACATCTTTTATGAATAAGTATGCTATATCACCTGTACCAGCATCTGATGATAAAGGAAGTGATTATGCTAATCAAATGTTTACTATTGAATGGGAACAGTCATTTGATATTACAGGTGATTATACATTTAGAGCACAAGCTGCTGGAGAATGTTATTTTTATATGGATGGAGTACCTATTAATATTCACCCAAACAGAACATCACCTCATAGAATAAACAGTTATACAAGAGCTCCATCAAAATGGAAAGAATTTATTTCAACTTCAACGGTAAAGAGGATTAGATGTGATATTACTAATACTCCAAAATTAGAAGATGTTATTATTCAAAGTGAGGGTGATGGGGATGAATATGTTCCTGATGGTTCTCAATTTCAGGATATTGAGTTTGATGTTTTCTCACACGTTGCACCACAATGGTCTGGGTGGGATAAAATTGACGTAAGCGCACCTAATGATGTCACTTTTACAAGTACTCATGGTGCAGATTATCATAATAGATTTCATGTAGTAGAAATTTCTAGAGAAGGATTTGCAGTACAATATGATGGTTTACATTCTGCTAATACTCTTGCAAGTATGAAACCAAGAACTAGTGATGATGCCAAATATGCAGGAAATGTGGATAATTTCATATGTTTAAAAGATGGTCATGGAGATGACTGTAATGGTCAATTAGTAATTAACAATTGGCAAGATGCAAAGTTTGGTGCTGATGGTAGATCAATATATCCACATGGAGAAAACTTCAAAAAGAATGGATTTGTTGATGTTGAGATTAGGTATCATGGAAGTGATGGTAGTCAAGGAGGTAAACATATGCGATCTTTGACTATCGGAGATAAAAAGTGGAATATTAATAATGAAGGTAATAGTGGTCCTGCCACTAAGACTGTTAGGTTAACTGGTAGTGGAGATGCAACAGTCATTAAAGAAATTATGGTTTTAAGTAAAGCTGAAACTAAAACAGTAGAGTTAATATCTGGTGTAGATTATGGATGTTATTTCACTAGTTCTGGTAATACGTCGATGGTTACTGCTGAAATGACTGATAATGGAAAGACCATAGGAATTGATGATTTGGGTAGAGGAGGATCAAAAGCAAGAAATAATATGGTGGTTAAGTGTAATAAAGGAAAATGGCGTAGTGCTGACGGTACTGATGATTCGGGTGTTTTTGGTCATAAACCATTGGCAAGTAATTATAAACAAATTTATTGGAGTATGCCAAAACAAGCACCATCAAAACCTATTGATGGTACTAATGGATTAAAATTTACTTTTAATGCTGTAGATGGAACTCATTCATTTCAAGTTAAGTCTAAGGATATACATCCTGCTATAACTTACCAAAAAGCTGCATTGAAAAAAATGTTGAAGAAGGTTAAAATTAATACAAAATATATTGTTCAGGCAACTCAATTAGGTAAAAAGGAAACTATAGAACAAGGTCTTATGGATAAAATGGGACGAGATCCTAAAGAAATTAATTTTTCAAAAAATTTAATGCCTTCTAAACGAGGACAATTTATTTTTGCTGATGTAAGAGGATCAGACCATGACAAAGATGATATTCAAATAGGTACTACAAAAGGATATTTTACTGCTCTTAATAGAAGACAGGTCAAATTTTCAGACGAGACTAAGAAGGAAGGAAACAAGATTATCCAAGTAGAGAAGGCTTATAGTACTTATGATTTGGAATTTTATTATGAAGTAAAAACTGAACCAACTGCCGTAACACCATCAGGAGACGTTAAGTTTAAAACTGAAAATATTTTTAATACTGTTACTAATATTAAGGGTTCAAGTAGGGATCTTTATAGAACTAATGCTTATGGTAGGGGTGGATTTTTAAATGATTCTGGAGTATGTCCTTTTCCTGTAATAGAAGATTTACAGAATTCAACACTCAATGATAATCCATATGCAGGTGAGCATAAGATTGTATGGAATAATATTAAATTCCCTGTTGATGCAGATTATAATATTAAGGTAGCAGTAGATGATGCAGCTGTTTTAAAATTAGAGGGACCTAATGGTGTTACTACGATTAATAAAGAGGGATTTGTTAATGGTAAATCTACAGGTTCAACTATTTTTAGACAATATCTTAAAAAAGGAAGTTATAAACTTACTGCACTTTTGATACAAAAAGCGGGTGGTAGATTTGGATTTAAAGCATTAACTCAGGCAGAAAGACAGCAAAGGCAACAGAATATTTTGGATACAATAAAACCTGCTCCATTACCACCTCCTAAAAAGACATCGATGGTTACTTTTACAACCTCATCTGATGCTGGTTATACCAATGCTTGTACAATTGCGGGTATTGCTGTATTGACGAGAAATGCAACGATTACAAAGGAAGTAGAAGTTGGAAAGGAATATACTGTTTCTTTTACTAGTACTGGATATGGAGGATCAAATGAGAGAGTACAAATTAAGATGGCAGATGGTGGTAGAAAGATTAAGATGGAGGATTCTAAGGATGCTGATTTTAATGATCTTGTATTGACAATTAATGGAGGAAGGTTTGATAATATAAGGGATAATAGATTTGTCACATATATTGGCGGTCTTACGGATGGTGATGCTGCTGCCCAACCAAAAGCAGAAAAACCTTTCCCTCAAAGCATAGATGATATTGAACTTAAAGGTATTAACCCAATGGCAATTGCTATTGATATAAAGGTTAAGTATGGAACAGGTAAAAAGGTTAAGGCACAATCATGGAATGATAATCCATTTGCAGTGGCTTTATCAATTGAAGCACCTATCAAATCACCTCCTCAAGATGAGATTGTTAAAGCTCCTGGTAGATGTCCTGATAATCCATTCTGGACTACTAGACATCCTCTTGATCATTCACTCGCAACAGAAACATGGTTTCCTGTGTATCTTCCACCTGGTAGGGATGGAGATCGTTGGCATGAATTTATGAATAAGTATGCTATGTCACCTATACCCCCTATGGATGATAAAGGTACGGATTTTGGTGGGAAGTGGTATCAACAAACTTGGCATAAAATGATAGACTCTCCTGGATGGTATACTTTTAGGGCAATGGCAGATGATAATCTTAGATTTTTTATAGGCACTCTGAGTGGTACTGAAGAAATATCTTTCTTTAAGAGAGATAAAGATAATGCACCTTGGGGTTCTTTGCAGGAACCAATTGAGAAGAGTATAGAATTAAGTGCAGGACCGACTAGTTTTCAAGTTTGGGTGAAGAATCTATCTACTACTAAGTATGATGTTATAAAGAAGAAAGTTTTTAGTGCGAGAGATTGGGTAGGTAAGGGTCTCAATGAAGATGATTTTGGTGGAGATAAGTATGATAAGCATCAATTTAGAGACATTACATTTGATGTTTTTGCCCATGTAGCTAAAAAGTTTTCTTTCTATGGTAAAGAACCTGAAAGGAAAGTAATAGATGTTACTTTTACAAGTACTGATTCTGCAGATTATGAAAATAAATTTCATCTAGTAGAAATTACTCAACAAGCAGGATTTCTAGTGGAATATGATGGTTTACATTCTGCTAATACTGCGGAAAGTATGAGACCAAGAAGTTCTGATGATG